CATTTCAAACGGCATGTTCATCTTCTGTAACTATCTCCCTTGTTCGCTGCATCAATAATAGAAAGCTCACGCAACGCTGTTTCATATCTTTCTTTATATTGTTGCATAATATCAGCTTCGCCTTTCATAAAATTGTATGCTTCAACTAATGAACCATACAATAAAACAGATTCAGCATTTTCACCAAGCCATGATGTGTTTGTGGTTACTATAGACTTAGGCAAGAAATAGTAATGCAGTTCAACAGTATATGTCGCGTTAGGTGTTGGGCCTACAATGAAATGACCAAATGTATTCGCGGCAATAGCATCACCGTCAAACTGTCCATAATACTTTGGAACGCCTTGTGTAGCAGCTACAGGAAACGCCTCACGCATAAAATTAACATCTTTTTCAAGCAAGTAGGTGTAAGCTGCGGTTGTAGGGTCAATAATTGCCAAAGAAAAAACAGCTAAAAAATCATCTGGTCTTTGCAAATATTGATTGCCTTGCGTAAGTGTGCCTGTGCTGTTTGATCTTACTTCAGGAATAGTTACGGTTCTAAATATTCGCTGTTCTGCCTGTTGAATAAACGTAGGTATTAAAGAAACAAATGTTGTTTCTTCATTTTCTGTATATTCTTTTATAGCAGACGTTAATTCTGTATAATTCATTGGCTTACCCTCATGGTGTGTTCGCCGTCCCGCCCATACCGCTATGGTTGCTGCAGTAATAATAGAGAGTTGGTGCAGAATTTGCGACAGTTATCTGAACATATGCACCAGCCTGTCCCGCAGTTCCTGATGTTGTTACGCCTGTCGTGTATTCGCTCCCCCCTGCATGCGTACCATTAGCTGTAGTGCTAAACCTCAATGGGTGGCTACTATTAGAACTTGCAGATTGATCGAATCGAAAAGTAGAACCCTCTGCAATATTAATTGTCGGGCTTACCGCGCCGTCTAAATAAAACTTATTACCTGTACCATATGGATTCGTTCCGCTGGCTACTGTCACCGCAAATATGTTTGTAGTAACTGTTGTAGAGCCGGGATAACCCGTACCCAAAACACCAGAAGGCGAAGCAAAATTAGTATTTACAGTTACAGATACAGAACCTGCTTGCCCTGTGCCATTAATACCTGCAGGAGATACTGTTACACTTCCGTTTGTAGCGGTCCCAACCGCGCCAGAAGCTGAAGTTCCTACAGCAGAAACAGAAGTGTCAATACCTTGAGTAACAGAAGTTGTGACAATTCCAACATAAGCATTGGCAACTAAATTGTTTCCTGTGAAGCCATATTTATCACCTGTATAACCTACAGGATTCCAGCCCCACTGAATATTGTTCATAGAACTTATATCGTGTTCTGGTCTTGGGTCTTTTAATGCTTGCGGGTCTGGCCTCGCCCGTAGTGGCTCAAGTTGTGGTTGCTTTGCTTCCCACTCATCCTTGCCTACTAAAAGACCGTTCCATTCTTTGCGCATATCACGCAATCTATACCTGAAGCCAGAACGGTCAGATATTCCATACGCCCATTTTCCTGTAGCGTATTTAGACATATCGGTAATTTCTCAAGTCTGGCGATACTTTGAATGAGGCTCTATCTCTGTCCTCATCCATCGCACGGTTTAACTCTTCGTCATAAATAGGCTTTAGAAGAGAAATTCGGTCAGGGGCTTTTTTTATAGCAATGTAATAAGCTAATCCTGCAGCTAGTGCTGGGTAAAACCTAAATGGTATTTGCGCAGTGTTTACATATGTATCTGCATCATCCATGCGAATAAGGGCATCATACAAAATAACATCTGTGCTGTTATCTGGCAAAGGCCACACTTTTAGGTTCGGATTTATTTGCCTATCTACAAAATACTGCGTAGCCCTGCCTTTTGTAGATTTTGTTGGAATATTTAAGTATGTGTCGCGGCTAATTCTGTTTAGTGCATAATCTGTACCGCTTCTGCGAACAACTAGGGACAATATATCTATAACGTCCGCACCAAGGCTAGTCTCACCATCACCCTCTGCAACTGTGAAACTCCTTTGCGCAATAGTCCATTGATTTAAACCTCGATTTGCCCAATCAGCGAACAAGAGATTTAAAGAACGTTTTGCTGTCCGCAGATCATAACCTGTTTGGGCCTCAAGACCACAACGCTCAAAAGCCTCTTCGATGTAATCAGCTACGTCTAATTCAAAGTCTTTCGAACCTGATACAGTCATTTCTTATTCCTTTTCAGGGATTTAACCCTACGTGGCTTTCCGGCAGGTTGTCCAATGCGTTTCTTTTGAGAAATTCTACTTCTTTTTTCCGCTGCTGTCATTTCTGACGCTGTTTTTGGCGTTTTCGAACTAACTTTTTTGCTAGGTCGGCAGTATGGTGTGCCACGCTTTTCACCTTTTTTGCGCCCACAAGCCTTACCTGTCCTAACGTCTTTCCAATCCTCTTTAAACCAACGTTTTAAGGCAGCACCTTTTTTTGTTTTGCGAACAGCCATTAGGTCATCCTTGTTACCTTACGGCGATTGCCCATGACTTTGCCGCACCCATTGGCTATAGCCTCGCCACCCTTCATCATTCTGCGTACAGGTCTTTTTCTAAAATTATTATTCGGCTCAACTGCGCCACCCATCGCTTTTTTAACAGGCTTTTTTTTACTATTACCCCAGTTTTTAGCGCCTACCTTTCGGCATTTTGCAATAGCACCACTGGCATATGCGCTAGGAAAAACTTTGTACCTAGCCTTTACTTTTTTATAACAAGCGTCTTTAGGCATATTAACACTTCCATCTTTTACGTGCTTGACGCAAACGACTGTTAGGGTCTTTTGCAGCCTTGGGGAATTTCTTCATTTGCCCTGCAGAACGTGCGCAGTATGACTTTCTGCGATTGGCGGCTTTACTTCCCGCTTTTACTTTTCCTGTAACGGCTGTTTTTAATTTAGAGCCGGGATTTTTGCGTTTGTACGCGGCAACACCCTTTTTAGTCATGCCAGCGCCTGATTTTGTTTTGCGGTAATTACCGCCTTTACCAGTAGTTTTCCGTATTGGATTTTCTTTTTTACGCGGCATTTCTCACCTGCTGTATAATAGGGGGCATCGCCCCCTACTACATTTAAGATAAAAAGATTGTTAGCTCATTGTTCGAACCTGTAAACGCCGAAACAAACACACCATCAGTGAATATCATTCCATCATCAGGTATATAAAGCTCATTCATGCCTACTGGAAATTTCTGCACTATCATAGTAGCGCCACCATTCCCATTAGTCAGAGTAAATGAACCTGCTGCTTCAGCATAGATATTAACAGTTCTAAGCCTAGACCTAGAAGGCCCAATAAGGGCCGCAGCATCACCTTGAGCTACATTGTATCCTGTTACTGGGCCAGCCATTTACTTACTCCTTATGCTACAAGATTGCTGGCTTGCTGATACAGAACAGTCGCTCTGATTTCACCTGCGTTAGTAGCACCTGTGGTAGTCCAAGTAAGGCGAACATCTGTTGTGTTAGATGTTTCAGCCCAAGACAATGCACCACCAGCTTCAGTGGTAGGGTACTTGCGTCCTGCGCCAGAAGCTACGGTAATCGAAAACCCGTTGATAAATGTGCCGTTTCCACCAGCAGTATCGCCAACGCTGAAAACCGCAGTAGCATTACCCATAGCTGTTGGGCAATCTAGCACAATATCAATGATTTGAGACTTCGCAGGAATAACTACGTCAGTGACGTTTGCAGCAGAAGCGCCGCCTGCAAGAGAGCCAGTAGTAAAGGACTGTGCCATGACAACTTGGCCTGTGTTTTTAATATCAGAGCCTACGGTTGTGCCAGTAGTATCTTTGATTGTTCCTGCCAGAATTGGCCCGGAAAAAGTAGTTGTACCCATGTCTATCTCCTGTCGTGGGTTAAGTCAGACGCTATTTGCGCCTGTCAGGGATAAGCAAATAATACACAACAATCCAAAAAAAGAAAGGGGGCAGATGAACTGCCCCCAATCAAAACCAAACATTTGTTCGGGTTACGCTCCGGGTGAACCAAATACGCAACGTGGGTCCGAGAAGCCAAATGAATAACGCTCACGCGCTTTAAAGCGCATGTTGCCTGTATCAAAATCTGCTTCCATGTTTGTACGCATGGGAGAACGCTCAAAGTGCTTGAAGCCATTTGGCGCGTCAGTTTTGATAAAGAACGCATCAGTATCGGTGAGGAAGTGGTTAATTGTATAACCCTCTGGCACCATACCCATGTTCTTTGTCGCGTTAATATCATTGTCAGCAGTGCCGGGACGCAAGGTCGATTCCAGCAGACGATCTGCAATGAACTGAAGCTGTGGTGGAATAATCAGCTTAGTGCCACGAAGGGCAATAATCATATTCCGCTCATCAACAAAGCCTGAAATGTCAATCAAAGCATTTTCAAGCGAAGTTTCATTGAGGTCAGCAGCAGTAGCTGGTTCGTTACGGAATGTACCGCCTTGAGCCAACGGGTGAACCGCAGAACAAAGCTCTACACCGTCACCGCCTGTGAACGCCGCGTTGAAAGCGTTGTTAAGAACTGCAGCAGCCTTAACTTGCTTAGAATGCGCCATAGAACGGGCAAGTGCCTTGGTGTAACGAGCGCCAAGACGATCATACAGATTATCTTCAATCGCCTCTTCAGTCAAAGCGAATGCCAGCGCAACCGTTTCATGGGTGTAACGAGCGGTGTACGCTTCGTTAGCATCATCAAACGATACCCCTGATCCTTCACTTTTAGTAGGAGCATTTCCAAAACCTGAAAGCATAACTTCTTCTTCGAACGCACGATCTGACGATTCTGTGTCGAAAATTTCTGCATGCTCATTGTCGTAGCGGTTGTACTCCATGCCGAACAAAGCATTTAGGCCCGGCTCAAGCTCTTTGACAAGTTGTGAACGAGAAATAGCCATAACTTATCTCCTTTCTTATGCCAGACCTGCAGTGCCAGCACTGAAC